CACAGCGTTCTGCTGTGATCCCTTTTCGTAGTGTGGTTTCCACCTACAAAGAGCAACTTCGTGTTGGTCTCGTTTCTTGCTTTAATGAGGTACGCGCATGAGCAATTTTAGTATAACGTCTATGCGGAACGTGGTGGAGATGGTCGGATTCGACACCGTTTATTCGGCATCGACAAAGACCACAACCTACACGCGCTGGACGTCAACTGACGTTACTCAGTATGCGCAGTATTCGGCCAGTCGGTCGGGAAGTAAAACTCCTAACTACCGGGCTATCATTAAAGCGGGCGGTACTCTACCTGACAATACTCTTACATATTCCGTGAGGAATATAGGGTACGGTCAGGCCATGCTAGAATACCGATTCCAGAATCCGGCCGGCGATTGGACACATACTGATGTGGTTGTACTTCGGTGCAATCAATACAGTCCTGCTCTACCGTCGAATCCGTTCTCGGATACTCAACTCAACTTCCGATTGCTGTCAAAAGCAAAAGGAGCGGAGTGGAGCCTTCCAGTTTTCCTAGGAGAACTGAAAGAAACTGCGGGCATGGTAACTAAGTCTGCGCATCGAATCGTTAATATGATTCTTGCGTTGAAGAAGGGTAATATAGCCGGTTTTATTAGGCTATTTCATCCTTCAGCGAAAATTCCTCGTGAGAGGGCTTTTCGTCGTGCCAAGCGGAAGTTTGACTCAAACTTCGGTCGCGATCCTGCGAAAGCAGTTAGCGGTGCTTGGTTAGAGTATGCGTACGGCTGGATGCCGTTCCTAAAAGACGTCGATGACGCCTTTGCTCTACTTAGTGACCTCCAAAGTCATGGTGAAGCTCCTTACATCTCGTCCGTGAGGACTCGGGTGCCTAAGGAGTACATCGAGACTTTTAAATCAAACGCACTTATGGGTTTCGGTGGCGTGCTCTGCACGGGCACCGGTCTCACCGAGTGGCGTTTGTCGGGTAGTGCAGTTTGGCGATTTAAGGTCAAAGACCTTGAATTGCTTGGGAAACTGGGTTTAACAAACCCTTATTCCGCTGCTTGGAATTTGCTTACTCTGTCATTCGTGGCAGATTGGTTCATTCCAATCGGAAACTACCTTAGTTCCCTTGACATTCCTCTCCGTTTCACTCACGTTGGTGGCTCCTATGGTTTCAAAGCCGAAGGTGTCCATCGCAACATTAACTTGAAGGCTAACAATGCTGGATGGAAGATTGCGAGTGTTACATTACCGAATGTCAGGATTTTATACGTTCAACGCCGACCGATGACGGGTATTCCTACCCCGAAATTGGGCGATCTTTCCTTTCGGGCAGATCTTGGCATTAAGCAGGCAACTTCCGCAGTTGCTTTGCTCTCACAAACTGTGAGGAACGTCTTCCGAGGAAAAGGCTGATCACGTACTTTATAACGTGATAAAGAGCTATTTTAGGTGCATTCTCGCAGTGCGAGGTGTGTTTAAGATAATTTTACTTTGTGTTCTACTACTCAGAAGGAGTCCGATAATGTCGGCTCAAACCGCTCTCGTCATCAATGATGGCGCAACCACTCCCGTCGCCCACACCTTCGATCCGAAGGGTGCAAGGTCTCAACCGCAAGGTAAGGACATTGCTGTGTGGCGTGACGCAGCCCAGGCTAACCTGGTGGCCGCGTGGACTGTTGAAGAACAGCACACGCCGGTGAACGGGAACTCGATCGAGAAGTTTCGCTACTTGATCACGCTCCCTTACACCGAACCGGACCTTAACGGTAATCCGGTGCAGAAGCGTTTCACGCTTGGCGAAATCCAAGTCTATGCTCATCAACTGGCGACTGACGTCGAGTTGAAGAACATTGCCGCGCTCGTGAAGAATTTCACGGCATCGACTTATTTCCAGAATGCTATCACTAAACGTGAAGCAGCATGGTGATCGAGTTTGATGTGATTAGCTATTCCTACGGGGTCGCAACGGCCTCCGCGGTATGGCTAGCGGTGCTTGCACTGGCGTTATACGCCGGCAGCAAGTAGTCTTCAATTCCTTTCGAAAGTTATCATGTCCCATGAGCAGCTTGGGCTTCGCCCTGGTAGGGTCCGCGAGGACCATCGTAGTAGTAAGCCGTTTATGAAAGGACGGCGCAAGGCATCTTACGTCTCGAGGGTCACCCCTGAGAGCGCTGATGCTTTGATACTCGACTACCTGGAGCAACTGGGTTCTCCCCGTGCTCTGCATGTCTGGATGTTGTATAAGGCCGGTCAACACCGGGACCTGATCCAACTCAAGTTTGACCCTTCCCTCTATGAGTTAGTGTTTAATCGCACTGGAATTCACGAGCTACGTAGTGATTACGCCGCCACGAAATTCTTCTCCAAGTGTAAAAACTTGAAGACGCTCATTGATAAGAAGGAGGTCGCACTTGCCGCAGCCCGCGAGGCTGAGGTTCATTGCCTTGAAACCAACGAGGCACTCATTGAGTTAAATTCTGGACGTCGTGTGAACGACAAACTGAATACTGCGCTGTTTCGCGCAAGTCAGATTATTTCCAGAATACTTGGTGAGTGCCCTGCCTCTTTCGAGGACGTTGCTTTCAGTAAGGGACGTACTACGTCTGCTTACGGCGATGAAAAGTCTAGAGTACATAAGTACACTAGTCGTCTTGATGTATATCCACAGTCGCTGGCTCTAGCTGTGAAGCTAGTTTCAGACTCACCCCACTGGGGTCAAGCCGCTATCGATGCGGCAGGCCCATGCTCGGTGACCGCGAGGTCATTTGAGTTAGTGAGGGGGAATGTAATGACTGTAGTACCCAAGAATGCAAAGACTGATCGTGTGATTTGTTATGAATCGCACTGTAACATTCGGCTGCAACTTGCGGTCGGAAGTTATATGAGAGAAAGACTCCTCAAAAACGGAATCAATCTCAATGATCAGTCGGTCAACCAGAGACGTGCTCGTCTGGGCTCGAAGTTTGGGGGTCTCGCGACCCTTGATCTGAAAGCTGCGAGCGACACGGTCTCATGCGAACTCGTATGGTCTTTATTGCCATACGATTGGGCGGCTGTCTTAGACAGCCGTCGTGCGCATTACACACAGTGGCCTGACGGCGAATGGAGAAAGAACCAAAAGTTCTCATCCATGGGTAACGGTTTCACATTTGAGCTTGAGAGTTTAATCTTTTATGCTCTGTGTTCGGCCGTTACTCACAATGTCAGCGTGTATGGTGACGACATAATCGTTCCAACCGAATCCGTTGAAGAGGTCATAAATCTCTTAAACGAATGTGGCTTCCAGGTTAATACCGAGAAGTCATACTTTTCCGGATACTTCCGGGAGAGTTGCGGTTCCGATTGTGTTTGCGGTGTTGATGTAACTCCTGTTTACTTACGTTCTATCCCACATAGACGTATGGAAGTCGTCAAACTTCACAATGCCGTCCGTAAATGGGTAGCTAGTGGAGCTCCGTTTAGGAGCTGGGCAGAGATGCTCAGATCTTGGCGAACTTATCATACTCATCACTTAGGGCCAGCCACTAACTGTGGTAAAGCTTTAGGTGATGGCCATTATCACGTCAACTTCGATGAGGCTACCCCGCAAAGGGCGCCTTACGGCATAGACGGATGGTGGTACAAAACGACCATCCCGGTTTACCGGGAGAATTCGTTGTATGGTGATCGCGTTTCAGGGCGTTTCTCTGGACGGTTTGGAGCGGCTGCATTATGTGCAGCACTTGGACCGCAAAGTGTGTTCGATGTTTATTCGAATACACTGGATCACAAGCAGGCAAAGTACATCACCAATAGGGGTCTCTCAAACTTCGTTTGGGAGACGATCCTCTGGATTTGATATCCTG